GCGACGCTCGCGAAGGCCCACCGAGAGCGCGACCTCAAGCTGCCCCCGGAGTGCGCGCTGGGCACCGGGCACCACCCGAGGATCCAGGTCATCGCGAAGTCGCTCGAGGACGTGGCGTCGGTCGAGGCCGCCGTCAGGGGGTTCTTCGCCGACCCCGCAGCCGCGGGCGAGAGCTACCCGCTACTCTGGCTCGAGCGGAACCCCAACAAGTACCTGCGCGCCGGCCGCGCAGCGGCCCCCGCGGCGCCCTCAGCGCCCTCAGCGCCCGGCGAGGCGCCGGCCTTGGCGAAGAGCTTCGCGCAGGCCCTGGCGGGCCCCAAGTGGGCGCCGGGAGGCCCGGAGGCGGTCACGCCGCTGACGCTCGACGAGCTCATCGCGAAGATGCGCTCCGCGTTCGAGCGGATCATCGCTGCCGAGTCGGGGAAGCTCGCGCTCCCGCCCGAGTGCGCCGAGGGCTACCGCGGGGGCGCCTGGACCGACCTCGCGATGTGGGCTTGCAGCCGGGCGCACCGGTGCCGCATCGAGGGCCGGATCTCGTACACGCCCGGGCAGGCGTGGAAGCGCGCTGCGTCGTCGTGGCTCGCGAGCCCCGAGGCGCTCGGCATGGTGGGCCACCTGACGATGCGGCCGCTCGTCGCGGACCCGGAGCGCTTCTGGTGGGAGGGCTCGGACGCATGAGCGCCGCGATGCTCACGACCTGGCGCACCAGCGCCGAAGTCGCCGCCGACGTGCGGCTCATGGACGACGTCACGCAGGGGCTCGCCTCGCGCCTCGCGGCGATCGGCAGGACGTCGCTCGACGAGCGGGACGCGCACGTCGCGGCCGGGGCGCTGCTCTGGCGGGCGCAGCACCTCACGCCTCGCGGCAAGCTGGCGATCCCCGCGCAGCTCCGGACGCTCACGGCGCTCGCTGCGCCCGCGGTCGTCGTGCTCTCGGCGCAGCTCGAGGCGTCCGGCCCGGTGACGGTGGCCGAGGTCTTCGCGCGCTTCGCGCTCGCGCCGCGCCACGTGGGCGAGGTCGAGGAGGCGTCGGTCATCGACGCGAGCCTCGTGGAGCTCGTGCGGCGTCGCCTCGTGGTGCGATCGGGCGAGACCGTGAAGGCGAGCGACGCGATGCGCAGGAGGTGCTCGTGATGGACTTCGCGCAGCCGGAGGCGGCCCGTGAGCGCGGCCCGCGCAAGCCCGCGTTCGTCCTCGTCGAGGCGCAGGAGGCGCGCTCCTCGAAGGACGCGTTCGAGCGCCGCTACCTCGCGGCGGTGCTCTCGGCGGGCGAGACGCTGGACGGCTTCCCGCTCGAGCTCGACGCGTGCATCGGCTCGGACGCCATCCGCTCGTTGCTCGAGGCCGTCGCTGGCCTGCGTCGCGACGGCAAGCCGACGAGCCGCGAGTACGTCGAGCGCTGGGTGCGTGAGCACGTCGAGGAGCCGACGCGCACCGCGGCGCTCGCCATCGCGAGCGAGCCGCTCGACTTCGCCGACGACCTCGACCCCGTGGTCCTGCACCTGCGCCAGAAGGGGGCGATGCGTCGCATGCGCCAGCAGGCGCGGACGCTGCTCGAGGCGTGCGAGCACGGCCGCTTCGGCGCGGCGCAGAGCGCCGTGGAGAAGCTCCACGAGCTGACCGGCGACGCGGCCCCCGAGGACGTGCGCGCGACGCTCTCGGAGTCGATGCGCCTGGCGCTCCCGCCGCTGCCTGCACCGGGCCAGCCGATCGAGGCGCTCTCGCCGGTGCTGCGCTTCGACGAGGTCCTCGACGGCAAGATCCGTCTGCGTCGCGGCGAGGCGCTCGCGGTGGGCCTCGCGACGAACGTGGGCAAGAGCTCGTTCATCGAGCACTGGTCTCGAGGCGCGCGCGCTCACAACCACGCCGTGGGCATCATCAGCGTCGAGGACACGGTCGAGCTCTTCGGGCGCAAGCAGCTCTCGGCGATCGCGAACATCCCGCGCGACGCCATCAGCGACAACACGCTCAAGGCGCACGAGCGCGAAGAGGCCGAGAAGGCGATTGCCCAGGTCACGCGCGAGGAGCGCGAGGGCGCGGCTGCGCTCTGGACGGTCCGAGTGCGCAACCGGAAGCTCTCGGGCGTGTGCCAGTGGATCCGTCGCGCTGGCGGCGAGGGCTGCGCGATCGTGGTCGTCGACTACCTCCAGGCGGTGAAGGCCGACCGGCAGTTCCGCCAGCGCAAGGACGAGGTCGACTACTGCCTGAACGAGATGCTCGCGGCGAGCGCGACGGCGAACGTGGCGCTGGTCCTCGCCTCGCAGTTCTCGCGGCCCGAGAAGTCGACGAAGAACGACAAGCGGCACGAGCCGCAGCTCTCGGACCTCAAGGAGTCCGGCGACATCGAGAACTGCATGACCTACGTGGTTCTCGGGTGGCGCAAGGAAGCGAGCGCCTACGCGCCGATCCACGGAAAGATCGCGAAGAACAAGAGCGGCAGCGTGCTCGGCAACATCGGCGGATGGCGCCGCGACGAGCTCGGGATTCTCCGCTCGTGGTGGCCCGACGAGCGAGACGAGGAGGGGGAGTTCTGATGTCGACGACGTGGGAAGAGTGCACGCTCGCGGACGCGCTGGTCGCACCGTGGCCCGTCGTGCTCGGCGTGCACCGCGCTGAGTCGGGCAAGGTCACGGGCCACCCGGTGCCGTGGCGCCTGTGGCTCTCGGTGCCGAGCAAGCCGAAGGCGCCGCCGATCGTGATCACGCCTCGGCTCGCGCTCATCGCTGGCGCGCGCTGCGTGGCGTTCACGGACGTCGAGGCTTCGCTCATGTGCGCGGCGGTCGAGGCCGGCGCGTTCGACGCGGAGCGCCTCGTGGAGCTCGCGCGGCAGCGTCAGACCGAGCAGCTCGAGTCGCGCGTGCGTCCGTTCCGCTGGCTGGACGCGTGTGACCTCGCGGGAGTCGACCCGTGGGCGGTGGCGCGCAACGCGAAGCTCTCGCTCGGCCGCGTGCTCGCGGCGCTCGGGTGCGAGGCGGTGCGGCTCGAGGTGCAGGTGGCGAGCGCGCCTGCGCAGAGCGAGGCGGCAGCGTGAGCGCCATCCCCGAGACCTTCGTGTGCGTGCCGCAGAGCGGTGCGCGCCTGACGCGCTGGGCCTGCGCGCAGCGTCACCAGCGGGCGCTGCGGCCGGGCGTGGCCGCGGTCGAGCGGCTGCACGGCGCCGAGGCGTGCCGGTCGTGCAGCGTGGGCGCGGCGCACCTGCGCGGCGAGACGCCGGACGTGACGATCGCGAGCATCGTGGCTCGCGTCGGAGAGAAGCGGATCGAGATGAGGCAGGAGGGGCAGATGGCGAACGAGCGCAAGAGCTACACGTGGCAGGGCGAGACGCTGACGACGGCCGAGCTGGCGGTGCTCCCGGAGGTGAAGCGGCTCGGGCTCAGCGAGGCGATCATCGTGGGCCGGCTCCGGAAGGACTGGACGCTCGAGGACGTGCTCACCACGCCGCCGGGCAAGGGGCAGCGCCGCATGAGCCAGCGCGAGGCACCCGTCGCCCCGAAGGCATCGGCGAAGCGAGCGCGCCAGGTCGTGGCGGCGCGCGTCGAGGAGAACGCGGAGCGCAAGCAGCTCGCGAAGCTCGCCAAGCTGCCGAAGCTCGCGAAGCTGACCAAGCTGCCGGACCCGGTGGACGGCGTCACCATCGCCGACGAGGTGCGCGAGATCGTGCGCCGGCTCTCGCCGTCCGAGCTGCTGCGCGCCGCGGGCTTCGAGCTCGTCGACGTCGCGCAGGTGCCCGCGGGTCAGATGCTCATCGTCAGGTCGGAGGCAGCGTGAGCGGCGCGATGAGCGAGGAGGAGCAGCGCTTCGTCGCTGCGCTGCGCGCCCTCGTGGCGGTGGCGAGGAGCCGCGGAGTGAGCGCGGGGGCTATCTCTGGCGCGCTCATCGCGTGCGCGTCGGAGGAGACTGCTGTCCACCTCGGGCTGAGCCGAGCTCAGAGCCACCCGCTCGCCGAGGCTGCCGTCGAGGGGATGCGCCAGGCCGCATGGCAGACGAGGGCGTCGTGATCGTCGTCGGCATCGACCAGTCGATGGCCGCGTGCGGCATCGCCGTGCTCGAGCTGCACGGCGATGCGTGGCGCGTGAAGGCGACGCGCTGCATCCGCACGAAGCCAGACCCGAAGGCCAAGCACCTCTACAAGGCGGACCAGGACGGGCTGCGCATCGACGAGGTGTCGATCGGCATCGAGGGCATGCTCGTGAGCCTCCCGCGCCCGATGCTGGTCGCCATCGAGGCGCCCGCTGGCTCGCAGAGCGTGAGCGCGGCGAAGGCGATGGCGCAGGCGTACGCGGTCGCGCGCACCACGTGCCGGATGATGGGCGTGTCGCCGATCGTCGTGCAGGCGCACCACGCGAAGAAGGCGGCGACGGGCGTGAGCGGCTCGTCGAAGGAGGATGTCGAGGCCGCGATGCGCAAGCGCTGGGCGTGGGAGCCGACCGAGCGCGCGCAGGTCGCGATCGAAGCGATCGCCGACGCGCTGGCGATCGCGACGGCGGCGCTCGACGAGCCCACCGTGCGCGCGATGATGTCGAGCAGCGTTCGCCCATTCCGACCGTACGAGGCGGCGGTATGAGCGCCGAGGTCGTGGAGCTCGGCGCGGTCAGCAGCGACCGGAAGCGGAACGCTGGGGCGATGCTGCGCGACCTCGCGCGTCAGGCCGAGGAAGGCAAGCTCGCGGGGCTCGCGGTGGCCATCGTCGTCGTGGGCGAAGACGGGGGCCTCGACATCGGGCACGGGGTCGCGCCGTGCTGCGACAAGCCCAACCTCGCGATGCTCCTCGCGGCCGTCACGATGGTGCAGGCCGACGTCATCAAGAGGTTCGAGTGATGGAAGCGACCAAGGCCGCGATGAGCGCGATCGAGCGGGCCCTGAGCTCGCGCTCGTACGACGTGACGAACGAGCTGCGCGTGCATGCGCAGATCGACCTCGCGCTCAACGCGGCTGGCATCGCGTACGAGCGTGAGGCGGTGCTCGACACGCGGTCGCGGATCGACTTCCTCGTCGGCGGTGTCGGCGTCGAGGTGAAGGTGGACGGCTCGACGCCCGCGATCCTCCGGCAGGCGGCGCGCTACATCGAGCACGAGCGCATCCGGGCTCTCGTGCTCGTCACGACGCGTGCTCGCCACGCGCAGGCGCTCCGCTCAGCGCTGCCGGCGCTCGACGCGAGCGTGCCGTGCTCGGTCGTTCTCCTCCGAGGTGCACTGTGAAGTCGTTCGGCACGGCCACGCTCAAGACCGACCACGCGAAGGGGCGCGTGTGGGTGATCGACGCGAAGCCGTCGGTGATGATGCGGCTCAAGCGCCTGTTCATGGGCGCGGACCGCCAGGGGAACGGCAAGCACATCGTCGTCGCCGACACGCTCGAGACGTGCCGGGACCTCGCGTGGGTGTGCGAGCGCTGGCCGCTCGAGGTCACCCCGCGCGCCTACCTCGACGAGCGCACCGCTCGGCACGTGGCAGCCGAAGAGGCGATCGACCGCATCCTCGCGGCCGGCTACACGCCGCGCGAGTTCGAGATGGCGCTGCGGCCTCGCGACTACCAGCGCGTCGCGGCCGAGCTCGCTCTCTCGACGCGCCAGCTCCTCGTCGCCGACGACCTGGGCCTCGGCAAGACCGCGACGGCCATCTGCGCGATCACCGACCCCTCGATGCGCCCGGCGCTGGTCGTGACGTTGACGCACCTTCCGAGGCAGTGGGAGAACGAACTCACCCGCTTCGTGCCCGGCCTTCGGGTGCACCGCATCCGCGACGGCGCGCTCTACAACATCGCCGAGCGCTCGACGCGCACGCGCAAGCGTAGGACGGCGACCGGCGCGCAGGCGACGCTGGGCGGGCTCGACGCTGAGGCGAAGCTGCCGGACGTGATCGTCACGAGCTACTCGAAGCTCGCGAAGTGGGGCCACGTGCTCGCCGGCCTCGTGAAGAGCGTCGTGTTTGACGAGGTCCAGGAGCTTCGCCGGCACGAGAGCACGAAGTACCAGTCCGCCAGCGCGATCGCGCGAGGGGCTGACGCGCGCATCGGGCTCTCGGCGACGCCCGTCTACAACTACGGCGGCGAGGTCTACAACGTCCTCGACGTGCTCGCGCCCGGAGTGCTCGGCACCTGGACGGAGTTCTCGGCGAGCTGGTGCAAGCAGGCCGACGCGGACCGCAACAAGGCGGAGATCAAGGACCCGCGAGCCCTTGGCGCGTGGATGCTCTCGCAGGGCCTCATGGTGCGCCGCACGCGCAGCGAGGTCGGCCGCGAGCTCCCCGAGGTGTCGCGCATCGTCCACACCATCGAGCACGACGCATCGGTCATCGACGCCGAGCGGAGCACGGCGGAGCGGCTCGCATCCATCATCCTCGGCACCACGCTGACGAGCGGGCGCACCGACCGGCTCGAGGCGGCCGCGGAGCTCGACTGGCGACTGAGGCAGGCGACGGGCATCGCCAAGGCGCCGTACGTGGCCGACTTCGTCTCGATGGTGCTCGACGGTGGCGAGCCGAGCGTCGTCGTCTACGCCTGGCACCACGCCGTCTACGACGTGCTCGCCGAGCGCCTCAAGGGCTACGGGGTGGCCAGGTACACGGGCGAGCAGAGCAACGCGCAGAAGGAAGAGTCGAAGCGGCGCTTCACGAGCGGCGAGGACCGCGTGCTGCTCATGTCGCTGCGCGCGGGGGCCGGGCTCGACGGCCTCCAGGCGGTATGCCGCACGGTGGTGTTCGCCGAGCTCGACTGGTCGCCCGGCGTGCACGAGCAGGCGATCGGACGCGTGCACCGCGACGGCCAAGGGGAGCCGGTCGCTGCGTACTACCTGACGTCGGAGGACGGCTCGGACCCGGTGGTGATCGACGTGCTCGGCGTGAAGGCGACGCAGGTCGAGGGCGTCCGGAACCCGCACCTCGAGCTGCCCGTTGCGTCGCAGGTCGACCCCGAGCGCATGAAGCGTCTCGCCGAGCGCTACCTCTCGGCGAAGGCCCACGTCCGACACGAAGCGGAGGCGCAGGTCGCATGAGCGAGCGAGCCGAAGAGCTGCACGAGGCTGCGGTGAAGGCGCAGCACGGCGTCTCCATGCGCCCGCTCACCAAGCGCGAGGAGCGCTTCGTGCTCGCGTACGTGCGGCTCGCCGGCGACCGGTACGCGGCGCTCGAGGAGGCGGGCTACGCGAGCGGCAACAAGGAGTCGATGCGCTCGGCGGCGAACAAGCTGCTCGCGAGGCCGCACGTGGCGCATGCGATCTCCGTCTCGAGCGGAGGCGCCGCGCCCGTGAAGCGCGTCCACCACGAGGCGCAGCGGCCGGAGTGGGCGACGCCGATCGCGACGAGCGACGAGGTGCTCCGCTTCTGGACCTCGACGATGCGCGGCGAGACGCCCCCCGACCGCGCGAAGCTCCGCGCGAGCGAGATGCTGGCGAAGCACCTCGGCCTCCTCGTCGAGCGAGGCGAGACCGCGCCCCCGGTCATCGTGAACGCGAGCAGCAACGACGACGGCGGCGGCATGCGCGTGACGGTGCAGATCATCGACAACGGGCGGGCCCCGCGCTCGCTGCTCGAGGGCGCGGCGATCGACGCGACGCCGACGGGTGAGGGCGCGTGAGCGTCGTCGAGCAAGTCATCGGTCCGCACCCGGGCCCGCAGATGGACTTCCTCGCGACCGAGGCGGACCTCGCGTTCTTCGGCGGGAAAGCGGGCACCGGCAAGGCGCTGCGCATCGACGAGCCGATCCCAACCCCGACGGGATGGAAGGCGATGGGCGACCTCGTAGAAGGGGACGTCGTCTTCGACGAAACGGGAGCCCCCACGAGGGTCGTCGAGGCGCATCCCGTGCAGATGGCGGCGGATGCGTACCGGCTCACCTTCGACGATGGCACGACCATCGAGTGCAACGGAGAGCACCTCTGGTTGACCTACGACTACACAGAACTGCGGCGATTGCGTTGGTCGACCGACGAGTGGCGCTCGCGCAGGAGAGCGAAGCGCCCGTCGAGGACGTCGGGGCGCAAGAGCGAGAAGTTCGCCGCGTCGTTGGCCGCAAGGAACACCGCCCGCGCTTTGGCGACAGAAGCAAAGCAAGCGACGGGCACGGTTCGATCGACCGCAGACATCGTGCGCACTCTGCTCACCGATCGTGGACGAACCAACCACGCTGTGCCCGTGTCGGGTCCACTGTCGTTGCCGGCCGCTGACCTTCCGCTCGATCCGTACTTGCTGGGCGTGTGGCTCGGTGACGGCACGGAGGCTAACGGCGGAATCACGACGGCTGACCCGGAGATCATCGAGTCGTTCACGCGACTCGGGTGGGTGCCCGGCTACCGCAAGCTGGTGCGCACGACGGTCATGCAGCTCTTCTACGGGTTCGGGACACGGCTGCGGAAGATGGGGCTGCTCGGAGCGAAGCGGATTCCAGTCGAGTACCTCAGGGGCTCGATCGAGCAGCGGATCGAACTGCTCAAGGGGCTGATGGACACGGACGGGACGACGTCGAAGTTTGGCAACTGCGTCTTCGACACCACGCGACCAGAGCTACGAGATGGGTTCGCGGAACTGCTTGCGTCTCTGGGCATCCGCTTCGGGATGGCCCCACGCGATGCCAAGCTCTACGGTCGAATCACGTCGCGGTCGTACCGGTTCCACTTCACGCCGCCATTCGTCGTCTTCAAGCTCGACCGCAAGGCATCCCGTCAGAGGCTGGCTTCACGACAGACATGTTCGTTCCGCTACATCGTGCGGGCCGAGCGAGTCGAGACGTCTCCGATGCGGTGCATCCGTGTCGCGAACCCGCGCGGGCTCTTCCTGGCTGGCCGCGCGATGCTGGTCACGCACAACACCTTCGTGCTCGCGTTCGACCCGCTGCGCTGGTCGCACGTGCCCGGCTTCCGCGCGCTCTACGTGCGCAAGGACTCGGGCCGCTTCGGCGAGCTGTGGGACCGCATGACCGAGCTCTACCCGCTGCGCAGCGGGATGGGGGCGCTCTCGGACCTGCGATGGCGCTTCCCGGGCGGGGCTCGCATCACGCTGACGCACCTGCGGAGCATGGCCGACGCCGAGGCGCATCGAGGCCAGGCGTACGCGGCGATCTACTTCGACGAGGTCACGGAGATCGGCGAGCGCGAGTTCTGGTTCCTCATCAGCCGCAACCGCACGAACATCCCTGGATTCCGGCCCTACGTGCGTTGCACGTGCAACCCTCAGGCGAGCGGGTGGGTGCGCACGCTGCTCGACTGGTGGATCGGCAAGGACGGCTATCCGGTCGCCGAGCGCGTGGGCAAGCTGCGCTGGTTCGCGCGCGACTCGAGCGACGTGCTGGTGTGGGGCGACACCCGCGACGAGGTGATCGCGAAGCTGCCCGGCTCATCGCCGATGTCGGTGACGTTCATCCCCGGGGCCGAGCGCGTGGCCGAGCTCGACGCGGAGTACGAAGCGAAGCTCAAGGCGATGCACCGCACGCTCCGGGCGCAGCTCGAGAAGGGGAACTGGAACGCGCGCGAGGCGAAGGGCTCCTACTTCCACCGCGACGAGTTCCGCATCGTGCCCTTCGCGATGCCGCAGCTCGGGCGCGTCGTGCGCCGCGTGCGTGCGTGGGACCTCGCGGCGAGCGCGCCGAGCGGGACGAACCCAGACCCCGACTGGACGCGCGGCGTGAAGCTCGCCTGGACCGACGCGAAGAACCTCATCATCGAGGACGGCGTCGAGCTCCGTGCGGGCCCCGGCGACGTCGAGGCGTTCATCGTGCGGGCTGCGCAGCGAGACGCGGAGGCCATCGAGCAGGCCGCATGGCTCGGGCGTCGCGAGGTGCCCGTCGAGGTCGCGCTCTTCCAGGACCCGGGGCAGGCGGGCAAGGCGCAGATCCGCACGATGAGCGAGCGGCTCTCGGGGCACATCGTGAACACCGTGCCGGCGCGGCAGGACAAGGAGACCATGGCGCGCGTCTGGTCGCCGTGGGTCCAGCAGGGGCGTGTGTACGTCGTGCAGGGGCCGTGGAACGAGAGCTTCCTCGGCGAGGCCGAGGACTTCCCCTTCGGGGCCTTCGACGACTGGATCGACGCGGTGAGCTGCGGTGTGCAGGTGCTGACGAGCAAGGTCGCGCCGCGCAGCGTGACGATCAGGGGGGCATGATGCAGAAGACGAGGATCATCCACGCCGAGCGCACGCCGGGCGAGGCGAGCTGCGGCCAGTCGCGCGTCGAGACCACGCCATCGCGCGAGGCCGTGACGTGCCGCGTGTGCTTGGCGCTGCTCGGGCCCGCGCCTGAGGCATGGGCGGTGGGCGAGGAGCGCGAGGTCGACCGCGGCGCGCACGAGCTCACGCAGCACCAGGCGCTGCTCGTGCAGCGGTCGCTGGCGGGCGCCGACGAGCCGGACGAGCGCTGGCGCTGGTCCTCGCTCGAGGCCGCCGAGGAGCAGTATGTGCGCGTCATCGACGACGGGACGCCGATCCGCTCGACCTTCCGCGCCGATGCTGGCGTGCAGGGCGGGCTCGGGCCCGCGGGTCGCTCTGCGGGGCGCGACGAGGTCATCGCGATGGAGGTCGCGCTCGAGCGAGCCTTCCGCGCGCCGCGCACGTTCCGGGACGTCACGCTCTCGCCCGCGGACCAGCGCGCTCTGTACGAGCTCGCGCGCTTCGGGCGCGTCGAGGTGGTGCGCACGGGCCCGGGGCGCAAGGGCACCATCAAGCGGCGCTTGAAGGTGGACGCGACGGAGATCGCCGAGCAGGACCTCGGCGGCCGGCTGACCGCGCACGAGGTCGGACTGGTGGTGCGCGCGGGCCGCTTGTCGGTGCGGGCGATCTTGGAGTTGAAGGGCGCGCTGCGACCGAGGCGAGCGAGCCAGGAGACGACGGCGCCGACGAGCGCGGAGGGTGGCGACATGGCGATGCCGCGAGGGTGGAAGGGCTACGAGGGGTGGAAGCAGATTGCCGACGCGGTGGGCGTCGCCATCAGCTCTGTGCAGCCGCTCTCGGAGCGGCCAAGCGACCGCAACCCGCTGCCGGTCATCCGCTACCTGAACCGCGCGATCCTCCGGCAGGAGGACCTCGACGCGTGGACGGAGCGCGAGCTCGCGATCGAAACCGCGAAGCAGGAAGCGCGGCGCCTGCTTCGACGACGGTCCGAGGTGTCGACCGACCAGCTCTCGCTCGAGCTGCCGAAGGAGGGGTGATGTCGGGCCCCTTCCTCCCGACGAGCCCTCGGTCGTGGTCGCCCGCGCCCGTCACCTGGGACCGAACGCGGGCGCGCAACCAGGGGCGGCGGTTGCGCAGTGCTCTCGAGGACGAGCGCATGCAGCGGGCACAGGCGCGTCGAGGCGTGCCACCGCTGCGCGATGCGGACGTGCGAGGCGAGTCCTACGCGCTCTCGACGCGCTACACCGAGGAGCGCATCGCGTGGCGCATCGGCCACCACGCGGGACGGCTCTTCGCGCTCCGCGAGGCGCGAGCCGACTCGACGTGCACGGAGTGCCCGCACCGACGCGAGTGCGAGCACGAGGGCGACCCGTACAACACGCACGGCGACTGCCTCGCCGACAAGTGAGCGCGGTAGGCTTCGGCGACGAGAGGCAACGATGAAGACGAAGACGACGGTGCAGGTCCCGGCCACGACTCGCGAGGAGCTCAAGTACACCTGCGACCGCTGCGGCGCCCCATGCGGATACGATGAGCCTGACGTCGACAACACGGAGAGGCGCGTGCGCATCGAGTGCAACGAGAGCAGCACGTACGCCGAGGGCGGACTCCAGGAGCGTCGCGTCGTCGACTGCTGCTTCCGTTGCTTCAACGAGCACGTCGTGCCGGTGCTCGCCAGCATCGGCTTCACCGCGCGCGACGACCTGCGCGGGTCGTGAAGTGCTTCGCCCACGTGCGATCGCGCTCGTCTGCGATTGCATGTGGTGAACGCCGGGCGAGGTCGATCGCTCGCGAGCTTGTCGATCCCCCTCGTGAGGGGGTACCACGGCTCTATGCTCGCGAGAGCCGCGCACGACGGCGAGGGGTCGTAGCTGCGCGGCACCGAGAGCACCCGAGCGCCGCGGGTCCTCCTCCTGCCATGCGGCGCTCACCTCGAACGGAGCTCGCGCGTGGCCGACACCTTCCTCGATCGGCTGCGCGAGACTCGTGCGGACCGCGCGCAGGAGATCGACGCGCACCGCTTCCTGCTCGAGGCGTACTCGGGCACGGGCGGCTTCTCGCCGGTGCTCGCGCCGCCTCCCGCGTCGTGGTGGGGCGCCAGCGCGCTCGACTACGCCCGCGACCCGCTGGCCGGTGTGGGCTCGCAGTCCGCGGCCCCTTGGTCGTGGCTCGACCGCTACCCGCGCGAGGACGACCGCAAGTTCTCGGCGCGCGTCCAGGTCGCGCACTACCCGAACTACGTCGAGCCGCTCACCGACCTCAAGTGCAGCTACGTGCTGCGCGAAGCGTACTCGGTCAGCGAGGAGCCGCCGGCCGTCACCGCGTGGCGCGCGAACGTCGACGGCGACGAGACGACCTGGGACGAGTGGCTTCCCGACCTCGTGAGCGAGGCCGCGGTCGTCGGCTGGGTCCCCGTGCTCGTCGACTCGCCGCCGCTCGCCGAGGGCCTCTCGCTCGCGCAGTCGGAGGACGTCGGTGGCGGGCCCACTGTCACCGCGCTGCACCCGAGCAACCTCCTCGACTGGTCCGCACGCGGGTCGGTGTTCGAGTGGGTGAAGATCCGCACCGACCACGAAGAGCGCTCGAGCTGGGACAGCGAGTGCGTCAAGGTCGAGCGCTACGCCATCTGGACGGCGACGGACTGCACCGTCGTCCGCGTCGTGAAGCGCGAGGGCGAAGAGGCTGCGATCGACGGCCCGCCCGTCGTCTACACGCACGGCTTCGGCCGCGTGCCGCTCGCCATCCTGCGACACGCCAGCGGCAGCGACGCGCTGCGCGGGCGACCGATGCACTGGTCGGTGAGCCAGGAGAACAAGCGGCTCTTCAACCTCGTGAGCGAGCAGGACGAGCACCTTCGGGCCAACGTCTTCGCGCTCCTCGTGGTGCCCGGGCGCTCTGGGCCTGGTGGCGATGTCGACGTGGGCGCGCAGAACGGGATCGAGATCGACCCCGACCAGAAGAACATCCCGTACTACCTGGCTCCGCAAGAGAGCATCGCGCGGACGTACGACACGAAGATCGAAGCGACGATCCGCGAGATTCACCGCATCGGCCGCGTCGAGTTCTCGAGGCCGACCGCTGCGGCCGTCTCGGGCGTCGCTCGCGAGTACGAGTTCGAGCAGACGAACCGCGCGCTCAGCTCGTTCGCGCAGAACATCGCGCGCTTCCAGCTCGACATCGCTGACCTGGTGGGCACCGCGTTCCGCCTCGATCGCGCGGTGCGGCGCAAGCAGCGCGTCGACCCGCCCCGCAGCTTCGCGGTGCAGGACCTCGAGCGCGAGATCAAGATCGCCATGGACGCGATCACGCTCAAGCTCGGCCAGCACGCCGAGGGCATCATCAGGAAGAAGCTCGTCTCGCGCATCCTGCCGAACCTCACCACGACGGACCGCGAGGCCATCGAGGGCGAGATCGACGCGCTGGCGGTGCAGGCTGAGCAGGAGCGCGCGGTCCTCATGGAGGGCCTGGCGTCGAAGCCCGACCCGGGCGAGGATGACCCGGCGAAGGATGAGGAGGACGACGCCGACGTGACCGACCCGAAGAAGCCCGCGCCGCCCCCGGGTGACGCGTGAGCAGCTCGGCGCAGCGACGCGTCGAGCGCGCTGCACGAGGCGTGACCGAGCGAGCCCGGCAGCGGGCTCTGCGGCACGTCGTGCGGGTGGTGGAGCCGGCGATCGTCGCGAAGTACCGTGAGGTCGCGCGGAAGATCGTGGCCGCCATCGGCGGCACCGCCCGCGACGAGCGGCGCATCGCTGACATGCTCCGGCGCGAGCTGGACATCGACAGGGAGATCCTCCCGCTCATCGAGCAGGCCCTGGCCCGCGCGTCGGGCGAAGGGCGAGAGGCAGCTGTCCGCACGCTGCGGCTCATCCATGGCGGACGCGAGGAGGGCCACCGCCCTTTCGCGGAGTCCAGCTCACCGAAGGCGACGCCCGGCGACTCGTAGAGCGCCGGCTGCGTGGTGAGCTGAGCGTCGACCGCCTCCCGCTCTCGACGCGCATCCGTGCACGTCGCGAGCTGGTCGAGCGCGAGATGCGCTCGCAGATCACGGCCTCGATTCGAGCCGGCGAGCGCGTGACCCGCACCGCCGAGCGCGTGCTCGACGCCGACCGCCTGCGCGTGTCGGTCCCCCAGCACGTCGAGGAGCTCGAGGGCGCAGCGCGAGCCGCGTCTCTCGGCGACCCTGAGGCGGGCCGCGAGTTCCGAAGGGTGGTCGACCGCTGGCGCTCACGCGTCGAACGGCTCGGGCAGGCCGGCGGGATCGAGGCGCCGCACGGCGACTTCACGATCCGCACGGCGACCGAGCAGCTCGTGCGCGACATCGACGGCGCGACCGACGCGCAGGTGACGCGAGCGGTCGAGCGCTGGGTGCTCGAGCGAGCGACGCACCACGCGCGCATGACGGCGCGGCACGAGACCGCGCAGGCCTACCGCGCGAGCTACGAGACCTCGCTCGCCGAGGTCGACGGCGTGATGGGCTACCGCTGGGAGCTCTCGCCGCGGCACCCAAAGTTGGACGTCTGCGACGTCTACGCGAACCAAGACCTCTTCGGGCTCGGCCCTGGCGGCTACCCCGCCGACCAGGTGCCCGCCACCCCGCATCCGTCGTGCCTCTGCGTGCAGACGGCGATCCTCGATCGCTTCGCGCTGCGTCGCGAGCTCGCCATCGCACGAGGCGAGGCGGAGCCGCCGCGCGACTGGGAGAGCGGCCGACGCGAGACCGGCGCGGAGTGGCTTGCGCGGCAGCCCGAGGGCTTCCGCAACGAGCTGCTCGGCCCGACCCGCGCGCGCATCTTCCGCGACCAGCCCGGCCGCGTGCTCACGCCGCGAGGCGAGCCCGTCCCCGTTCACCAGGTGCTCGGCCAGCCAGCTCCGACGAGGAGCGCGGGCCGCACCATCCAGACAGCACCCCTCGTCCGCGCCGAGCGCGCGGTCAGGCCGACCCCGCCCCTGGGGCAGTAGGAGACCTCCCGATGACCGCGACCCGCACCGTCCCCAACCTCCCCGGCACGAAGCTCGACGCCCTCATCGCTGCGGCGAACGAGCAGCAGGACGCGCTCGCCTCGCAGGGCCTGCTGCCGCACTTCTGCCGCGCCGACGGGACCACCGCCGTCGCCGCTGCGCTGGCCGCGCTGCAGGCGCTCCCGGCGGCCACGACCGAAGGCACCGCCGTCGCTGCGGTGAACGCGGCCGTCGCGCTCTACGAGGCGCATCGCGTCTCGACGGACGCGCACGTCGCGGCCGACTCGACGAACGCCGTCGCGGCCTCCGCGGCGACGAACGAGGCGACGGCGATCACGCGCGTCAACGAGCTCAAGGGCGACTTCAACGCGCACATCGTGCTCGACGCGTCGCACCGAGGGCTCGTCGGCTCGGCCGGCAGCGTGGCGATCGCGACCATCGGCACCGCGAACGCGACCGACGCCGCCACGCTCTACGCGCTCACCGAGTCGCTGCGGCTCGCGCTCGAGCGGCACGTCCAGGCCGGCGCCAAGCCGCTCGCGGTCGTCGCAAGCTGACCTCTGTTGGGGCGCAGCGCCTGTCCCATCCTGCCAGCGGCAAGCGGTCATACGCGACCCGCTGGCGAACCTATCGCGACGTGGAGCAGTGGCAGCTCGCCGGGCTCATAACCCGGAGTCGCCGGTTCAACCCCGGCCGTCGCAATCCCCTCTTGCCGCCTGCCGTGAAACGCGGGTGAGTGCACGTGCTCGACGTGCGCGGGGCGAGCGTCTCGAGGTCCGGGCTCGGCCGTCTCCGAGGTAGTGCCCGCCGAGGGGCCTTGTTGCTCGGGTGGTTCCCCATGCCGATGTGGATGATCGAGCGCGCGCTCATCGCGAGTGCGCTGGCCGGTGGCTTCCTTCCGTTCGAGCGCACGCTCTTCGGCCCCGAGGGCGAAGGGACTGGCGGCGGTGGCGGAACGCCTGCGGGCGGTGGCGATGGCGGCAACACGCCCCCTCCGGCGGATGCGCCGAAGTACACCGACAAGCAACTCAACGACCTCATCGCGAAGAACGTCGCGAAGGAAGTCGCGAAGGCGAAGTCGGAGGCCGAGGCCGCGCAGAAGACGCTGGCCGCCGAGCTCGAGGCCGCGCGTAACGAAGCGGCCCTCGCCGGCAAGAGCGCCGACGAGAAGGCGAAGCTCATCGCCGAGAGCGACGCGAAGAAGCGCGCCTCCGAGCAGGAGCGCATCGCGAAGGAGCTCGGCGAGACGAAGGCGGAGCGCGACGCGGCGCAGCTCGCCCTCCGAAGCTACAGGCTCACGAACGCCGCGACCCACGCGCTCGCCGAGGCGAAGGTGCTTCCGTCGTCCGCCACCGCGGCGACCAAGCTCTTCATGCTCGAGGCGCAGGTCGATCTCGCGGACGACGGCTCCATCAAGGGCCTCACGCTCGACGGCACCGAC